CCCCGTTTTAGGACCTCTAGGGCCCGAAATAGTTTGACGCCACAATCGCCGGGACCTCCCAAAAAGTTCTGGGAGGATTTAATTAAAGTCGAATGGTAGTGTGCCACGACTCTGAATACATTGTCATCTGAAACTTGCAAATTTGTCGACCAACCTGGTCACAAACGCTTCACAAAACTCTGTCTGCAAAAATTGTACGTCGGCTGTACCGAACATCACTTAAGGTTTTCAAAATTCGCAACTCCATGCACGTCGAGATGACGTGGCATGTAGCTGGTTGCCCATGGCGTGCTAAACAATGAGACAGGGTCTCCGTGCGTGCGATAAATCTTAACATTCTTCGGCTTTCCTTTGATTTTCCAATCTGCCGCCCACTTGGGTGGAAACCCAGGGTTGAATGTGACTGCTTGCACTTTGGGATTGTCTCTGGCTAGTGCCAATGCGATACTACCTCCTAATGAGTGTCCTGTAACGTATTTTATTTGCGGGTTCGCTCTCAATATGCGTTGAGCCCTGGAAAAACGTGAGCCTTCTATCGCTAACGCGAGTTGAGCATCGTTGCCTATGTCTTCAAGCGGGATAGTTTTATCCACACCGCTGTTAACGGTGGGCCTCGTCCCAGAAATTGACATAGTGTCACCGCGTATCAACACACGTGGTCTCACGTTTACGTCGTAAACGTCCGCTGACATCTTCACAAAATTAGCTAACCCTTTGACCACCTGAACGTTGGTTTTCAACGAGACTGCCGAGCGAGCAGTGGTCGGGGCACGCTCGCGCGTGCCCCCTCACATGAACGTGTGTCTGTCACGAGCGCCGGTGTCAGATGCACCGGTCATCGTCGTGACTCCTGGCTGATTAGCCATGTGTCCAAGTGTCCTGTTGACGACATCCAAATTACTTGGTGGATGGAAAACGTGCGTGGATGCCGCTGGGTCATCCATCTTGAACCGATACCTCCATTCGACACAAATTTGTAAATTGTAAACCGTTGCTGGAACAGCTGCTTTCATTGAGAACACGATGGGAGTCATTCCACCCCATGGTCGCAAAGTAGAGCTAAAAGCTGCATTAGTGTACGGATGAAACTCACAGAAATCATTGAAATCTCGTGGCACGCAAGATACTTCCCTGACCCGGGTTGACATCATTGCTGCGGTATATGGTTCGGGTTTGGCGTAAGCCTCAAAACCTGACACCATGTCAGAATAGTCTTGATAAGCTGTACGATCTCCTGGCACGTTCCACCTGCCAAGGAACAATTGGCCGGTTGCGTTTATGAGGGGAGACGGGCATGTGACGCGCATGGTTATTGCGGCTGGTACACATTCGACGCCCGTGTTGCCTACCGCTGGCAAATTAATGCCAAGCGGTGAGGCTGTTGTAGGTATCCTACCTGAAGCATCTTCTAGATCGGTAACCCACCCAACGCAGTTAGTGAAACCAGGCACATCACCTGTGACATTCATCATCGGCTGAATCACCACCATTTTATCACGGTTTGAAGTCGTGACACCATAGTTGACAATTGTACGAACTACGGAATATGGTGCGACAGCACGAGGCAATGGCATGTGTGTTTTCTGAAATGCGTTTAAGGCAAGCATGTGTGCCGAACTCTTCTGGGTCTTCCCAACATTGCGCTTCGCCTTGGCAATACCACCACCTGTTTTGCGAGGTGCGATACTGACTAAGCCTCTTGCTCGCGTTGCGAGATGCGTCTTCTTCTTGAGGAAAGATTTTTTCTTCAAAGTTACTCTTCCTCCTGCCATTGTAACAAAAGAAATTACAAAACGGAATTGTGCTGGACGTAAGCGACGAAAAAGTCAACTCCAGGTACAGCGTGAGCCTAAAAGGATAGGTCTCTAAAGAACTAAAAGTGGGATCTTAATGGCAACCACCGGTAAAATTTTTATGTGTTTTATGAGGATGGAAGTTATTCACAAGAGCCATGCAAGGGGCTGCTCAAGTCGCAATAACTTTTACAAAACATTCCAAGTATACGTTCCCGATACATACACGATTCAAAAATATCGCCCGGACCCTCCGCCGCATTGCTGCGGACTTCTGAGGTGGTACGCCGTGCGTTAAGGTCGTGACAAGTGATCAAATCCAGGTATCTTTTCCAAAGGCAGCCTCAAGCCTAACCGCCTCTATGACTTGACTCGAATGGGATCAGCTGATGCTCCTAATCCGACGTGTATGAAACGTCGACTTCGGCAGCACTCGCGTGAGAGGTCATAGGGTTGGAAAACGTATCTTTGCTACTAAAATGTTGTCAGTTTTGTTAAACAGTGCTGACACACGCCGCAACTCCTCTTGTCTCTGTCTCGGCACCGCTGCCTGTCGAGTACTGGAGTCACGCTGTAACCACTTTTTCTCCCCCCTGCCAACATTCCGCGCCATTACGGCTCGGGTGCCAGTTTCACTTCCACCGAATAATAATCCGATGACCGCGCAGGAGAGGGGGGGATTCTATACACATTAAGCTGGCTAATGCTACGCGGTTGTAAACCCGCGCTGTGTACGGCCTTCACCTCAGACCACCTTCTAACAATGGTCGGCTGGCTGCGCCCTGTCTGTCCTCTTCAGCTATCCGGTAGCTTCAGACGAGGGGTCAAGAATATGCCTGACTTGTTCGGGTCTCTCCGTCAGAACCCGGGATACTAGAAGCGGAGGGTAGAATGTCTCCGTGTGTCACCTCTAAAGAAACGAGGCCTTGCGATCTTCAACCGAAAGTTGTTGTATCCTACGTCATCTCGCCTACGGCATTTCCTCCGTAAGCCCTGGGACTTTAAATTACAAAAAATGACAATGTGCATGTCTACCCGGGTGACTCCTGTCTCTGTCTGTCGAGCACAGTCACCCGGTGTAGCCATTTTGGCTCGATTTTAACGTGTTTACTCACGTCCAACTCGCGTACAACCTGGCCACCCTTACGGAAATGGCCTGTTCATGGGGATTACACCCATACACTCGTTGGTGAAGGCACGGCCTTCTTTTTTCTGCTACTTATATACCGCGGCTTCCCCAATTAGGATCCCTGCGCGGTGGTACAAGTGAGAGCGAATTACTTCGCCCTCCACGACTGGGGGAGACTCTCTCGAAATCCCTCCCAATCATGTAGCAAGCTGTACTCCCAAATCCTGGTCGTAAACAATGATAATTCTTCCTCGGAACATTCGAAGCCAGTAGCAGCAAATCGGTCTCGCTCAGAGTTGTCAAAACTCATAGCCGCACCGTTTTGCATATTAATGTCTGCAACTATTTCTGGCTCGTTAAAGTTGTCAAGCTCACCCGTGGTTCGCATGACTAATTCCCTATCAACAAGGGTTTTAACGTTGATACTTTCATAATAACGTAAGTATTTTGTGGATATGGTGGGTGCCAATCCTGCGAATTCATACGCGCGAGACAACGCGGCTGACTTCGAGATCGATTGGCACACCTTGGCATCATTATCTTTAAAACCTTGAATCATTGATGAGGAGCAAGAAATGCCTCCCCGACCGAAGCAACGGTCCACCTCAGGCATGATCACGCCGGTCGGTCCATCCTCATCGATTGCCAATTTGTATCCTGTAAATAACGCTTTATTTTCACGGATGAAAATCTCCATGTTGAAACCGAACCTGACCCACCTTTGAAGGATGGAGACATAAATTTCGTCCGATTCTTTAATGGCTGGAGTTGTACTTAAAATACTGTCGTCGCCTTCAAAGGCGCTTGCTAACCATCGCATTATGCCTGCATGATCACGACCATACCTCACGGATGGGTCGAGAAAAATTTCAGGATGCTCAAAGATAGCGCAATGCCAACAGGTAAAGTTTATCCACCAATTCAAACACGAAGTTCCACGGTGGCCACTGCGTCTGATTGCGTCGATTGTAAACTTTCTAAATTCACCGTTTTTCTTGAAAGTTAATGTAATCTTTTCCAACACAGAGACGTCGGTATGGCTGTCAACCCACGCATCGGGTTCACTCATGAGCGCCTTGAGTGTGGACGCAACATGAACGAT